GTATTAAATATCTCTGACTTATATTGTTCAGAAAGATATTCAAAAGCCTCTTTCAAAAGAGGGTCATCAAGAAGTCGTTTCGCCTTCTGACCCTGTTGAATCTGTTTCTCTATTTTGTCCATTAAAGAATTGTTTTTGTCCTTCCATTATTTTTTTAAATATATCGCCAGATTGTCTGACTTGTTGTTGTTCTACCATAGATCTAGACTTCATGGCAAGTTCATCTATTTTAGTATTATATTTTAATTCCATATCTTTTACTCTTAATTCAAAGTCTAATAGCTTTTCTCTAAATTGAGTTTCAAGTTTTTTCATTTGTACTTGACTTGCTAATATAGCTCTTTCGTTTTCACCTTGTACTTGAGCTAATGAAACCTTTTCAAATTCTGTAGGAGGTTTAGGAGGTAATTGAGGCATTTGAGACTGACCTACATCTGGATCCATAAAGTATGGTTCTACATTTCCTAGACCTGCATTTTCTACTAATTTCTTTAATGTATGATAAACATTTTTTACATTAACAACTGGGCCAAATACGTTTTGTTGTAAGTTAATAGCTTGTAGTTGTCTTTCTAAAATTGAATTTAATAATATTAATTGTTGTTCTTTTGAACCAGTACCAAGTCCTACAGCTACAGATACATTCATTCTATCTCTCCACTCATAAGGTTTCATTGGTACAAATTTACCTCTAATTCTAACAATGTGTTCTTTTTGTTGATACTTACAAACTAGTTCAAATATTTTTCTAGCTAAATCTTTTACACCAGTTTCTGCAAAAGTTCTGGCAATAAGTTCTAATCTCATTTGAGATTGAGTTAAAATTTGATTTAATCCTGTTGCAGTTTTATTGTTTAAAGTATCAGCTTGTATACCTTGTGATTGTCTTGTCTGACCAGTTCTAGATTCTTTAACTGCATCTAAATAAGAAAGCATACCTGATGCTTGATCTGTAATTGGTTGAGATTGTAAAGGCATTATTACATTTGATGGTGGTTGTTTTGTTCTTACAATTCCACCTGGTCTATTAGTTAATAAATCATCCATAGCAACTTGACCATCTTGTATTGCAACTCTGTTATTGTTTGTTAGATACATATTGTCTAACATTTGTCTCATAACAGTAGATTTAATTAATTGTATATCTTCAACTAATTCTGAAACTGATCTGCCATAAAATCTATGTGGCATCATAATTGGTGTTACAGAAATAAATGGCATTGAGTCAATTTCTTCAATACCTAAAACTTTATATGCACTATCTCCAGCAATACATGCTTTAATTAATTCTGATTTACCATCTCCATTAATATCTATTCTTGCATAACATTCGTGAATTAAAACTTCATCAGTACTATCGTCACCTCTATCTTGTGGTGCAGAAAAATCTGTATCTTGAAATCTAATATGTCTATCTTCTAAATAATAATTTGTATCACCAATAGGAAGATTGTTTACAGTTTCTTCATCATAACCCATTTCAATTAATTGAGTTCTTGTCATATTAGTTCTATGTGCAATAAAGTTTGCATCTTCAATAGACTTAGCTCTACGTTCAATTAAAAATTCTTCAGGTGGTATTGGTTCAATATTTACTTTTCCATACTTAGAAGTTTTATGAATAACACAATCATGATATTTAATTGTATCTAAAACTTCACCTTGATCATCTTTTAATTCTTCTTCGTATTCTGTATGATTAGAAACATTTACTTCTGGATCTTTAGTAAGATCTATAAATTCATCGTCAGTTAATTTTCTATATTCTTCTCTATGAGTTTTTTCAGACTCATCCCAAAATACTTTTAAGATTCCATTTTTTTGAATTAATGCATCTTTAAATGCAGTATACAAAGCTGTAAATCCAGAATTTTGTTTATAGAAAATATAATTTAAATAATCAGTTGCTTGTTTAGCAGCTTCTTCATCTTCTGCTCCAACTGGTTCACATTCAAATACATTATCACTTGCAGTAAATATTCTCATTAATGAAGGCATTAATCCTTCAATCGTATCAGATACATCAGTAGAGATAACTTGTGATCTACCTTCTTGTTCATTACCAAAAGGTTTACCAAGATAATATTCTAATGATCGTTTTCTTCTAGAAACAATTTCACCACCAATGTAACCTGATGATGCTCTGATTTCTCTATTTAATATTGATAAAATTTCTTGTTCAGTTTTCATAAATATTTATTTATCCATTTTTTTTCTGCTAAACCTTCCATATCGGATTTAAATTTTTTTAATTTTTTTGTTTTATTTTTATCTTTTAAAGGTTTTCCTGTATGATACATTAAACCATAAGGAGATCTCATTGATAATTTATCTAAAAAAGATGGATCTTTTTTTCCACTCATCCATTTTGAAAATTTTTTTTCGTAGTTTTTTCTTCTATTTTTAAAATAATCGATCATACTATAAATTTAGTGTCTACGTATATTGGTCTATCCCAATTAGTTGTAATTACAGGATCATGTACGCATCCATATCTAAAAGCATCGGCAGCATGAGAACACCAATCGTGTAAAGGTTTTGATTTAAATACCTGGTTTTTCTCATCCCATTGTTTTCGATATTGACGCAGAGCATCAATCCCTAGTTTGCATTTTTCTCTGTCAAACCAACAATATGGTAACATATTTCTAACAGATTCGATACCATGATCTACTTCTAATTTAGGAGCTACCTCAAAGTCAATACCTAAATCATTAGCAACTTCTAAACGTGATTTACCTGTGCCTAACTCTCTAGCTTGTATATCATGTGGTGCGATATGTCTTTCATATGCATAATCTTTATTATGTAAAACATCTGCATAATGCATAAGACTTTCGCCACTATTTTCATAATAATCTATAATATGCAGTTCTTCACCTATTCTTTGTACAAACCATATAGCTGTACTATCTCCAATACCTAAATCCCACCATGTTTCTACACCTACGTTTTCATCTACAGGTACTTCACCTATACGTTTTTCATTATCTGCAGTTGTCATTAATTTGCCATAATATGATCCTGATACTGCTGCTGTAAAAGAACATTCAAATTCTTGGTTATATTGTTCTTCTGTCATTATAGATCGAGCATGTCTAAGTTCTTCATTAGGAATAACATTAGTTTCACTTGCTCTATACATAGCTGCAAACCAATTAGGATCACCTCTTTGTGCATAATCATATACTTCCCAGAATTGATTATGACCCATAGGTGTTCCAATAAAAATTACAAAACCCATTGTATCTGCAATAGCTGGTCTAATAATTTCTGTCCAGGTTCTTGGTGCCATGATTGCATACTCATCCATAACAACACCATTAAATCCCATACCCCTTAATGAGTCTGCATGATCTGCTCCAAAGATTTGTATTTTAGATTCGTTCCAAAGATCTATTTTAAGTTCTGACTCGTTTCTTTGTCCTCCAAGCTGCATAAGAGGTTTTGAATATTGTTTTAATAGATCCCAAGCAATAGCTTTACCTTGTCTGTATGTAGGTGCAATATATGCAAACTTTTGTCTTTCATTATTTGCTGCATGTGAAATAAGTTCATTGATTGCTAATACAGATTTGCCAAATCGTCTATGACAAACTAGTACGTTAAATCGTTTTAAATTTTTATGGACTTCTTTTTGAAGGGGTCTTGGCTTGTAGGGAATAGTTATGTCTACTGACTTATTCTTCCCACTTGATATTGACTTTGATTGGACTTGTTTCGATTCGTTGGATTGTTGGTGCTTTTCCATGTATGTAAGGTGCTGCTTTCTCTGCTGCGTAAAGTTTTCTTTCTGGACTACTCATAGGATGATTTAATACAGAAAGCAAGTAGTCTAAAGGTGATGTTTGATATTTAATAGAAAGCTCCTGAAAGTCTTTCCATTTTTTTCTAAAAGAAGAACCTTTTGGTCTACCAGCTCCTTCTCTTTTACCACCACGTGTTTTTTCTTCTGACACTATATTCCTCGTCTAATTAATTTTGTATTTAAATCTCTATCTTCACCAAACTTAGGTGCTTTAGCATATCTTCTAGATGAAGCTCCCATAGCATATGCAGCTCCTGCAACAGCAGCAGTTGTTAATGGATTTTTAATAGCAGCTCCAGCAAGTTTAGCTGCACCTTTAGCAGTTTTACCTAAAAACTTATATTGGCCTGGTACTTTCTTTACAATTTTTTTACCAATACCTTTAATCTGTCTGCCAATAGCTTCTGTTCTATTATATTTAACCAAATCTTTTGCCATTATTTCTTTTTCGCTTTCTTCATTTTTTTCTTTTTAGCAGCAATAATCTTTTGTTTTAGTGCTGCTGGTAATCTATTTTGTTTTCCTTTTAACATTATTTACCTTTCTTACAGTTACAATCATGTTCACATATACAAGGTGTAATACCAAATAAGTTACAAATGATTTCGCATATTTTTTGTTTTATTTTTTTTATCATTTACGTCTACCTTTAGCTGCAAGTTGTTGAAATTTTTTCTTTCCGTATTTTTTTCTACCAATAGCAGCAGCTAATGCTTTTGGATTTTTTACGCCTTGCTTTTTTAGCTTGGCAGTCAGCTTTTTAA